CGCTGGCAAATGTCACAGTGGTATTGGTACAGGTCACCACGGTTTGTGCGCCATTGAATGGCACACCACCTACAGCAAATGCGCTCACAGTAATCAACTGGAATGGCAAATATGGAGGAACGTTTTGTGCAGCAAATGTCAATGTGCAGGTGGTACCGTTACCTACCGCAGTCACGCCGGTGATGTTTGGTCTTGTGACCAAACTTGACCCTAATACAAAATTTTCCAAGCAGGTGATATCTGTAATAGTTGTAAAATAAGGACCTGCACCAGTGGACACTCCCAGTGTTGGTCCTACTGCAAATGCTAAAGCAGTAGGTACACCTATAAATGTGCTGTCTATCAAAGCTCTGGTACTGACACTGAAATCATTAGCAGTCAGCCCAGCTGTAATCACAAAGTATACTGTGTTTACAGTCAAACCTCCGGGCAACACACCAGCACTGAATCTTACAGGTTGACCAGCTGTGAGTCCGTGACTGTTTTTGGTAAACGTATTGGCCACTGTGCTTACACTGGTCACAGCGTTGGCTGCTCCTGTTTCTACCCCGGGCTCATACACAGTGATTTCTATGTAATCATAATTTTCTCTACCCTGTGCCAAGGCCAATCCATACGGAACCATAGTGGGACTTCCCGACACTGCTGAACCAGTAAATGTGGTTATGCCTGCACCTGTTGCTGTAGCAGAAATAGTAAATGTTGTAGGTGTCGGCGCAGTCTTGACATAATATATGACACCGTCGTCGACTGTGACACCTGCAGTAATTTCGTTGGGTAACACTGCACCTGGAGGTTTAACAAATCTCACTTGATATCCTGCACGCTGTCTATGATTGATATCAGTTGTTATAACTCCAGTGCCATAGTTTATACCTGTGACAGTATAGGTTTCTAGATCAAATGTAGAATCATAGTTTGTGAATTCCAATTGCCTATAGACAAAATTACTGTCATTTATTATCAAAGCAGTACTAGGTCTAGTTGCTACCTCTACTATGTCTCCGTGTAACACGTGGAAGCTGTTGTTTCTAACAGTGATACGTTGTCCATGGGGTACCGCTGCTACAAGTCCGCCACCTGTGCTGATATTTAATTTTGCACGTTTGGTAGCAACATCGTTGATCTGTGCCGTGGTAATACTGTATCGTACAATTTGACCTCCATGATTAATTTCTAATTCACTGTTTGGTAAAGGAAAGAAATCATCATAGGTTACATATAATGTATTTTCTCCCTTTTCGTTCAATGTGTCAACTGACGCAGCATAAACTGTAGCAGTCTGTGCAAGATCGGTATAAAATCCAGTGGGAGTTGGAACTTCTAATGGATCACTGGCTTCAGCTACTAACGCAAAGTTTCCGTGAGCACTAGATCCGCCCACACTTCTAATCTGTCCACCGTTCAATGAATAGTAGGAAATTTGACAGTAGTAAGTAAACATACTCACAGCTTCAGTCAATCCGCCGTTGGTAGTTACAAGTCCGTAGCCTAGATCAGCTACCTGGGTAAAATCGTTGCTGAGCATAGAACGATTACCGGGCATAAGAACTTCAAACACTCTGATAAAACTGTGCGTACCTGTTCCCGCACCCACAAAAGTCACTGCTGTGGTACTGCCGGCCACTGCGGCGACTCTAAATTGAGTAAGAGTAAATCCAGCCAACAACACATAGTATTCTTGATTGGCAGCAATACCGGTTGGCAGTGTGCCAGTGGAACTGAATTTTACAATAGCACCTGGTTGTAGTTCGTGAGAAGATGCAGTGGTTATATTTGGAGTACTAAATGTACAGGCAATCGATCCAGCAGCAGGTGTGTAAGGAGTCAGTTCATCCAATATAAATTGAGCTGTACTGAATCCTCCTGTAGTAGCTGTGGCTGCACCTGTTCCGAATGTAAACCCTCTAATGTAGTTTATTCTGTAAATTTCGCCACTGACAATAAAGCTGCATGGAGTATTGGGCGGCCTCAGCAGTCCCGATACTCGTAAAAATATATTACTGTCTTTGCTGTCTATAACAAATTTTTGATTGCCTGCAAATCCATCTACAAACATACCGCCAGCAAATGTTTTGGCATTTACACTTCTACTAAAAGATGCAGATTCTTGACAGTACGGAGATTTAGCAAGAATCTGCCCCTCCGGATCCAGTACCATTGAAAATCCACCATGGCCCTGAAAAGTCATGGCTCTTAGTATCACGGCATCGTTGCACAAGAACATGTCCATATCGCCATTGTCTTTGGGATAGTTTACTGCTCCACTGTTGCTGATAACGTCGACTATGGCATTAGTCAACAGTGTGATCACAGTGTCGGATCCTACTTCTGCCACCAAACCTTCGTCTAGGGTCTGTAGTGTTGGTACTGTGGTAGCGGTGGCCGCAGTTCCAGACAATGTGTACAGTGCTGCAATATTCACATTGTCGATAATGTCTTGTGCCAATGTGTTGATACGTTGAATACCCGCCACAGTCTGAGACAATTGCGCACCAATAGCTAAGGCAGGATTACTGCCTGGAACTGCTGGTCCCTTGTATTTCAATGCAGCAGAAATTGTACGATTCTGTCCACTCCATTTTAAATCAAACACCATAGAGTCTATGATCAATCCAACGTCTCTATAACAGATATCTTCATTGTAGTTAAACGCAGACGTAAATGGTGCAGTGTTTGTTAAAATTTGATTATTGATCCAACCTATAACCTGATCTTGAATAAACTTTCTATTCAATGTGATCAGTTGTGCAGCACTGGTATAGTTGCCTTTGTTATTGATCAACGGATAAACAGGCTGTGAAGAATCTACTAGATAGTGATAACCGTACAGTTCGGTAGCCACAGTCATACCGTCTATTACCGGATCTCGTCTAAAATTCAAAAATGCCCAGGGACTGGAACTGTCAAAACCTATCTGTGGTCTAATAATAGTTCTGCGAAATTCATCGCCTATCACTGCTACGTTTTGCGGAACACGTAATGGTAAATTTTCTAGGTAAATGCCAGTTTCAACAAATACAGAAATTTGAATACGTTTAGTTACATCACCGAATGATATAACTTCAGGATATCCTAAATCTCCGGGTTCTAAAAATCTTCCACTGATGATATCAACATCAAATTCTTCGTTGCCCGATGTGTCCAGGGTACCGTCGTGTGCTAGAATTTGCGCAAGAGCACCGGAAGTTTCTCCACGAAGATAAAGTCCTTCTCGTATGTCTTTGGCTGCATTAGCGGCCACTGAGCTCAATGCTGGATTGCCAGTAAAGTCTGTTCTGTAACCGCTGGTAAACAATCTAAATCTTGGAAGACTCACAAGTATAGATGGCTGAGAAGTAAATCCTGATCCTCCGTTAGTAATACTGATACTGTTTATACCACCGTCGATTGCGCTAACATCTGCTACACCAAAGGCTCCGCTACCGCCACCACCGCTGAATCTTACCGATACCAGCCCATACCCAGATCCACGGCCACTTGAGTTAACCTGTACTCTAGCCACCTTGAATGTAAGATTCAAAGTGCATCCAGTTCTAACACCAATGCTACTGCCGGGACAGGTAGTGGCTGCAGGAGCCACTGGCGCTGGCAACACACTGTAGTTGCCGCCGGTGATCTGTCTAATGGCAGTGACTGGACCTCGTCCTCCGGAACCTCCAGGGCCAACCGACAGCACCTGATATCTTGCTGCTGTGCCTGTGCCTGTGGCTACAGTGAGTATGTCACCAGGTAGATAGTTTAAGCCTCCATTAGCAATTTCAACGGTATCCACATTCATAAAAATAAATGCAGGACTAAACCCAGTGCCTGTGGTAGCACTAGTATCGTCAATTTCTACTAAGGTGCAAGGCTCATCACCGTTGTTCCAGGTAAGAACTTTCTTGTAAGGACCAATTTCTAACGGTGCTTCTAGCACCAATTCTTCTGCACGTTTAAGAGCAGCTTCTAGAGTTTTATATGCATAGGCCAAACTGCGACCTTGTCTGTCCAGACCAACGCCCGGCCGATCATCTAAACCGGCTGTACTCACATACAGATTCACTGTGCTACTGTAACCGGAACTGTCAACATATTTCTTAGTGGCAGCAATTAAACCATTGTAGGCCACATCATCATCGTCTACAGGATCTCTTGAAAGTATCAGCGGCCCCGTCATGGTACCAAATGCAGTGTTGGTGGTATTAGTAGCAGGATCAACGGCATCTATACCTTGAAGAGATATCTTAGAATCTACATAGCCTTTGTTGGCCGCCAGTCTGTTTGTTTCCGTAGCAGTAGATCCGTGAACTGTGTTTATTCTGCCAATTGAATCAGTGAGTTCAGAAAAAGATCCAATATCGGGTAAATTTCCAATAGGATATCTAATGCCGCCACCTTGAGCGTTAACTGGTCCTCCTAGATTTGGACTAGGATCACCCGAGATGTCTGAAAACAGGCTGTTGACCACAATGGAATTTTGACTGGTATCAAAGTCAATTTGAATACCTTCACCAGCTTCTAGTTTTTTGAAAACTACTCCGTCTGTGGTATCATTGACAACTACCAAGGCATTTTCGTAGTCGTTGGGGAATGATGCAGGGGTATCGTCTAGGCCTATAAATGTGAGTTTTTCACCTAGTCCTAGTGAACTATAAAGTTCTCTAAAGTTATCGTTAACAGATCTAAAACTGTCTCTGATACTGTCGCCAGTGCCGTCGTTGCCAATTGCACCAATATTAATAATTTTTCTTGCCATAGCAAATCCTATGTGTTTGGATATCGATAATATTTATCCAAAGTTTTTATAAGCCTAATGTAAATACTGCATGTTCATTCAGACCAGATCACAGAAAAATCAATATGTTAGGCTCAGTAAACTGGGCATTCAACACAGTTACACACGTATAAAAACCATTGTAACTTTAAAATGTGATGACTGTGATGCCGTATTTGAAAGAGATCTAAAAAAAATAGATAGAAAGCGTTTGAACAACAACTATTTTCATTGTTGTTCTAAGTGCGATATCAAGCGATTTGCACAGAGAACAGGAGCAGATCACAAGAAAATCTGGGATATACCCACTGATGCAGACCTAGATATTTCTAAACTCTAAAACTTTCACCGCAACCGCAGCGGTCACGTTCATTGGGATTGACGAAATCAAATCCCTCATTGAGTCCATTGCGAACCCAATCCATTGTCAGCCCGTTTAGATACACTAGGCTTTTGGCATCAACTAATATTACAAAGTCTTGTTGAGCAAAATTAGTAACGCCCTCTTCAGCGGTGTACTCGTCAACATATTCTAACACATAAGCTAATCCGGAGCAACCAGTAGTTTTTACACCTATACGAATACCAACACCTCGACCACGTTTAGCCAATGTCTGTTTAATTCGTTTAGATGCTTTGTCGGTTACGATAATCATTTACTGCTGCTTTGATTGCATCTTCTGCTAGAATGGAGCAATGTATTTTTACTGGGGGTAGAGCTAGCTCTTCGGCGATTTCGCTGTTTTTAATTGATCCTGCTTGGTCGAGATGCATTCCTTTGACCCATTCCGTAATGAGGCTTGAGCTTGCAATAGCCGAGCCGCAGCCATACGTTTTAAATTTTGCATCTGTAATAATACCTGTATCATGATCAACCTTTATTTGTAATTTCATTACGTCGCCGCAAGCAGGAGCGCCAACCATACCAGTACCGATATTAGGATCACTCTTATCAAAAGATCCTACATTCCTGGGATTTTCATAATGATCAATTACTTTGTCCGAGTACGCCATTTATTATTCTCCAATTGATTATCTTCCATATATTTTGCAAGTATTTCTTTTTGTCTGCCTGATAATCCAACGCCCATGCGTGTTCCCACCAATCAATTAACAGCACAATATCGTTCTTGATTTCGTGATTCACAATAGTTTTGATTTTGCCATCACGGGCCAAGTATGCCCATCCACTACCCTGTATTGTCATAGCTGTTTTTTCAAATTCTTCTTTGAAACTGTCAAAAGTATCAAAATGTTTTTCTATGAACTGTAAAATAGCATCATAGGGTCTGTTGGCACCCTCTGGTTTTTGTAGTTGACCAAAATAGATATTGTGCAAAAACGCACCGGCTTCGTTGAAATCATCATCGCCCTCACCCTTGTTATATCGATCAACATAGGCCTTGTACAGCGTTCCGTAGTGATAATCTATGGTTTCTTTAGACTTTATCGGCGCTAACTCATCACGGTCGTAGGGCAATGTCAACTGTATGAGTTTGTCTTTTTTACCTTCGATTATAAACTTTTGAATGAATTTAAATTCCATACTTGTATTTACCGCTAAATAAATTCCTAAGGAGATTTAATATGATCGGTTTATTAAAGAAACTATTTGGTGGTAAGCCAGCAGAAACAACTGCGGAAGCCCCATATAAAGCTGAGGCAGCACCTGCACCAGCAGTTGAGGCAGCACCTGCACCAGTAGTTGAGGCAGTGGTAGTTGTTCCAGAAGCAGTTGTTCCAGCGGCTGTAGTTGAACAAGCACCTGCTAAAAAGCCTGCACCTAAAAAGCAACAGTCAGCCAAGAAGCCTGCTGTTCCAAAAACTGTAACGCCTAAAGCACCACCTAAGCCTAAAGTACCTGCTAAGCCAAAAGCTAAACCGGCTGCTTAAGACTTTGTTGGTATAGTGCAAAGCTGGCAAGATTCTTGCCTTTTGACTCGCACATAATGTCGTGTGAGTTAAGAAAGCTCAAAGCCCATTCGTTTGTTGCTGTATTCCAGTAAAAATCAGAATGTGCTCTGAGCTTTTGCTTTTTGTAACCTTCTGATAATAGATGTGCATGATCTGGCACAACACTATTGTTATGATCAATTAGATAGTCTTCACGACTAACACTATAATGCATAGTAGGGCGTACCCCGCGCCAACTATCCACAACACGCTTAACACGTTCATCAGTCGGCTGGATATATTCCCCTTCACGAATCCAATGATGATGTACGTCGAGAACAATAGGAACAATGTCAGTAATAGTAAGACAGTCATTTAGGCCCCAGGCGTTTTCTTCGTTTTCGATTGTGATGCAGTTTCTTGCTTCTGGGGTAAGTCTCGTGTAGGCATCTCGAATGCCTTGGGGACCGAGTTTACCCGAGATGTGGACGTTGATTTTAAAGTCCTGAAACGATTTACCATAGCCCATCCATCGAACCATATCGGTATGATATTCAAACTCTTCGATTGACCGTTCTACAATACCCTGGTTGCAACTTGCCAAGACAGTAAACTGACCAGGATGAAAAGACAACCTAACGTTATTCTTGCGAGCCAGATCTCCCACGGCTCCAAATGCTCTTTCGCAATAGTCTCTGGTAGCAGGAAGCCGCCAAAACCAGCTCCAATCCTGCTGAGTATACACAGGTAAGATATCGCTGCTGAGTCGTACCATTCTAAGATTTTCATTGAGTGAGCCCACCTTTTCAACGAGCTTGCGGGTAGCTTCGATGTTACCTACCATTAGGTCCCATAGGCGTTGTTCAGCTACTTCTTTGCTCTGTCTATTTAACCACGCAACGGTAGTAGAGCCGGTGTTATATTGTTTAGCATCATCTTTTTTATCAATGCCGTTGACCTGTTCAGGATGATCGATCCACTTGCAAGCAAAGCCGATACGTTTAATCATAGTTTCTTTCATTAATATAATAGGGGTTCATGCGTAGGGGTACTCTGTAGAGCCATCATAACTTCTTGAGGTTCAGTATAGATTAGCTCGTAGTCTTCTAATATGGACCTACGAACATCTGCAGGTAAACTGCACCAAACTTCAACATTGTTGCAGTTGCCTTTTGCTTCTGTAGGTACTTGATCAAGAATCCAGCCTGACAGCGATTTAAATGCTTCAACGGTATTGCCGGGATGACTGCTACCGATAGCACGATGAAAGTCATTGGCCAATACTGCTGTAAAGCAACTACCTGGGCTGTATCCGTGAACAAGATAGTTGTACATAGGATCGGCAAAGTCTTTAGGAACGTTCCAATATTTAAAAGTTTCTAGAATTTTATTTCGACTGTACTGTGTTAATTTCATCTTTTGCTTTCGCAGAAATAACATTAGCGATACGGAAGGATCGCCATTCCTTTTTGTCTGTACACCAAACACTCATAACATTGGGATTTTCTTTTTTAACTTTTGGAAAGTCGATAGGATTATCTGTGTTAGTAATATGTAAAGTGGCAGGCGGAATAAACTCTGCTTTGAGCGTACAGGGCATTGATCGCACCTCGCCGTTCACTTTGGTAAATTCTACAATGCACTCATTTTCAAGAAGCAGAGTGCGTAATGCTTCGGATGTAATAATAGTCATACTACTATTATAACACAATCACCGCCAGTTGTCAATGACATAAGGGTCTAAAACATCGTGAGGATTTGGATCTCCGTGGAATACACAGACACTGCAATTGATTGGAATTTTTGGATTGATAACTGATTTAAAGTTTCGTTTACCGTCCTTCAATATTAGTTCTTCTCTGCTACGTATTTCCCATTTGTAACTTTGTATCCATTCTACGGGCCAAAATTTTATACGATCCTTACTGGTCTTCCATATCCAATCTTGATCACCTTGAAGCTTCTGTGCTTCGTTGGGATTATTGTTGAATTGTTGATAGATGTGACTCTGAGAACCGTGCATCCAACTCATCACAGAACTATTGAGGTACATCCAAGAAGGGTGAAATTTTCTATTAAAATCTTTTATACCTAAGAAACTATGTCCGTGTCCAATTGCAAGGCTATCAATGTTGGCGTGTATTACTACATCAAGATCAAAATAAACAATTCTACCATTGATTGGTAAATTGGGATCGAACATATGTACCTTGTGCCACCATATTTTTTTATAATTTTTCATAGGTTGCACAATGCTTCGAACACCTTCTATGGGGTGTTGATCGTCAGTAAGACAAACAAATTCGTACGGAATCGTAAGATGTCTTGAGACCATGTTTCGAAGTCGTTCAATGTATTCTCGCCCGTACTTGGTACCAAATTTTACACACAGAACAGTTACTTTTTCAAGATTAGCATTGCCGTCGCTATTTTCTTTTTGAAAGTTTCGAGACTCTTTTTCAAATCTTCTAATAGCTTTAAGGCGCTTTCGTTCTTCTTTAGTTTGGGAGGGATTTAACAATTCCATCTATTTTTATAAGACTTTCTAATACGTTTTTAAGGTTAGACAATGTTATCATATTAGGACCATCGCTAGGGGCATTGTCTGGATCTTCATGACATTCCATAAACACCGCAGCCACTGATCCTGTGGCTACAGCAGCTCTCGCCAAGTACGGGACCATGGTCCTATCTCCGCCAGATCTTTCTCCCATTCCCCCAGGCTGTTGCACACTGTGAGTGGCATCAAAGACCACTGGATACCCGGTGCTAGCCATAATGGGTAGACTGCGCATATCCACAACAAGATTATTGTATCCATGAGTGTATCCTCTTTCGCATAACATGATGCGTTCATTGCCTATTGAAGCAATCTTTGCCGCAACATTTTTCATATCGTGAGGAGCAAGAAATTGTCCTTTTTTCACATTGATTGCACAGCCGGTAGCACCCGCTGCTAACAATAGGTCAGTCTGTCTACAGAGAAATGCAGGAATCTGTAGTACATCTATGCCAGCTGTAGCACACAACTCTGCCTGATAACTTTCGTGAATGTCAGTTAAAACCGGCACTCCAAACTGATGCTTAACTGTATTTAGAATCTTTAAACCTTCATCAATACCAATACCTCGTTTAGTCGATATACTGGATCGATTAGCTTTGTCAAAACTACTTTTATAGATAAACTTAATTCCTAAACTGTCACAGGTTTCTTTTATACTGTGTGCAGTTTCGAGTGTGTGATCTAGACTTTCAATTTGACAAGGCCCAGCAATTAATACCAACGGCTCGTTGTTTCCTAATTTTATATTATGTATATTAAAGTTTTTCATATACTAAATTAAGTGTATTGTTCATTGTGTTTACTTTTTACCCCAAGATATTCTGTTCCAAATTCGTTCGTGAAAATAATACAGTATGGTGTTAATTGTTAATTGCATTAATGCAATGGAAGTGGATACTGCTAGGTTTCCAGAAATTAGCCATGCAACTAGGAATGTTGCTCCAGAGCCGGTTATGCGCCAGCTTATTGTTTTGGCTAAACTGCGTGTTCCGGTTTCAACCAAGACCCATTTCCTTACGAATTTTTGTAGCACTTATGTCAGTAATAGATTCATCAAATGTTTCTTCACCTGAAGTGTAACCTACTCCACGACCCCAACCAATGTGTACAATATTTGGAACTACTTGAATTTCATATTGGCCCTGGTACAATGGATCTAGATCACGACGGATAAAGCCTTTGACCTTTTCTACTTCAAATGGATTACTTCCCTGCCATCCCTGTACATCCCGTACCTGAATAACTACCTGACCAGTTTTTGCAATTAGACGTTCAAACAACGCACGATGGCCTTTATGCCACGGTTGCCAACGACCTAACATCTGTACTGTTTCTTTTTTCCAATCGAATAGAGGGCGTCTGCGATCAGCTAGTATATGATCTCCAATAAACTCAGCCCACTTATCGGCATCTTGTTCTGTAACTCGGAAATCATATTGTTCCGGCGGCACAAATGCTTTGTTGGTATCTTCGAAACGGCCTTGGTCAATAGTGTCCATCCAAATAGTCCAATCTGCTTTAAAATTGTTACGCATTTCAACTAATGGTGCAACAAAGTCACAGATAACAAATTCACCGGTACACTCTATAGCAAATTGAAACATACGCAAACTCTGACGAATACGCCCAGCGTTTGAAAAATCCCAGTCGTTATATTTTTTACGAATGTCATCGGCATTGAACCAATCAACTCCTACATTCATAAAATCAGGCCCTGGTATACCTTCACAGTTCATCACTCTTTGGGGATTAATTTTCATTAGATCGCCGTTGGTTTCTAGGTATTTTTTCAGTGCTTCTGCAAGGTATGTTTTACCTGAGCCAGGCAATCCCATTATCAAAATGCGTTTGGTCATATTAGGTCCTTTAATTGGTGTGTTATGCATATTAAATATGCGTATATTATTTACCAATGCCTAATAGTGTTGGCAATAATAAAGAAACAGGTTATGACGTGAATGATTACCCAAAAAGTTTTTAAGAATAAGGCAATGCGAGCTTCACGCAGAGTAAGGATAGGAACATCCGGCCTATCCTCATCAGTCTGTCCCATTAGGTGCCCAGTTGCCCGAGCCCATATGCGTTCAAATGAATTCACGCAAACAAATCCTCATTCCATTCACGATGACCTTCACGGAATGCCATATTGGCCTGTGTTTCACGTACTTCTACACGATAGCACCACAAGCGAGCTGCCTCGCCTGGCCCCCACATTTCTGGAATGTAAACACCATTAACATACTTGTAGAGCATGTCACTCAATGCTTCGCAGCCGAGTGCGGGAAGAATAACAACCTTGGCCATATTCTTTTCTTGTAGCATTTTGAATACTTCAAGTTGAGGATCGTCTTGTGCTACAATAAGTGTATGATCAAATTGATCTTCTAGAGTTTTCTTTAGTTCTTTTAGACCACCATAGTCAGCCGCCCAATTGCGGACATCTAAGTCGTTAGTGCCAAAGTAAAATTTCATACTAAATGAATAGCCGTGAATTAGATTACAGTGACTATCACTTCGCCATTGGCGGTATGCACACGGAAATGCATCGTGATATTCTTTTGTCGAAGTGTACTTATAAAGTACGGTTTGTAGATTTGCCATCTCTAGTCTCCTTTGTAAGGTAGCAAGTTTGACGACATGCAGAGTTTATAAAGCGGGATGAATGACGTAGAAAGTCCGCTAAGTTTTAGTATACAGTCTATTTAACTGTTATGCAACTGATTCTTAAAATTTTCTATGCTGAGAAACTCAACATTAGATTTTTTCCATTCTGGAGGCATCAGCCAATTGTCATGGTTCACAATATTATATTCTATAGTGGGAAACAATTTGAATACCTTGGCTGCTTGCCATATCCAATAGCTAGGATCAATTGAATGTGATCCTCCGGCAGAATAATTTTTTGTATTTTTATAAAGATTGTTTACTAAATTGGCATTGCCATATAGATCAAAACCTAATAGATAAACTTTTTTAATGTCTGGTAACTGGGAAGCGATCAACAATGCATAAGTTCCACTACCCCAGTTTCTGGGTTGATCGATTCTATTATTTTCTTGATTGGGAATATCAGGTAATAGGATTATATTTTTATGCTTTTGCACCTTGCGAAACCATTGATATGCGTGTTCTCGAACATATATGAATGTTGAAGCTGTGTTTGGATTTTCTACAGCTTCTCTCACCATACGTTCATCACAACAAATAAGATGATTAACTACGGCGTCTCTGTGTATGGCATTACATCCTACTAATGATATCTTACCTAGTAAATTTTGTATATTAATAGGACCACGACTTTCACCGTTACCTATGACTAGTACAGAATCGGATATCATCTATCTCTTTCTTTAATTTCTCCGAATGGTAACCAAGTTCCCGGCACACCAGATTTTGAACAGACCCAACCTATATACTTTTTAATGTCTGGTTCTGAATTCCAAACTATGTCACCTCGAGTATATGCACCATAGTCCGGAGGTGTACTTGCATATGACTGCATGTGTCCGTTAAATCTTACTGATCCGTTCACGTGTAAATCAACAGCTGGATCGGGATTTTTAACTCCGATACTTAATTTCCCATGTATCGCCACTTGAATAGGTGCTTCGTCAGTATTGCCTAGTTGTATATTTCCATTAGGTGATACACTTATTCTAGTTGTGTTATCTGTAATAATGTCAAAAGGTATGCTAGCATGAGTACCTACCATTCCTCGTGTTTCATCTTTAGTTCCAAGCACAACTTCAATGCCGTCTTGTGCTACAGATAATCCTGCATTTGGTGTGTCGGTACCTAGTCCTAGTCTATTATTTTCTTTATTGTAATAGATATATTGATCGATTACTATTGAGCCGTCTACAATCAATCCTCGCAATCTTCCTAGTTCACGTAGATTACTTTTTGTTACAGATGTGCCTAGTTCTGTAGAAGAAAGAATCGGCACTCCGCCAATGATCAATGTGCGATCTTTGAATAGTTCAATGTGCTCAGATGAGAAAAATCTATCTGGCTTTTCATTATACACGAATTGTTTTACATTGCCTTCGCCGAACCAAAGGATTCCCTTGCCGTTATTTGTGCCACCGTCTTTGGCACGAAATTCTACAAATTGTGTAATTTCCTGAGCAACAGGTCGATGTGCCTGTTCCAACAGTGCTTTAAAAGCATCGTTGAATTCAGTAAGAGTTTGATCGATATTGGTATTATTCATATCAGTATTTATCAAACTCTTACTGAAATATTATACAACCTTTAACAGCATAATTTCTTCGTTGATTCGACCGTTCATCTTGGTATCTACTGCATTAATCTCTTCGAGGAACTTGCGTAGAACCACTTTGCCGGCCTCTTTAAAAGCCTTGAGTTGTTCTGCAGGCTTACGCAAAGTCTTTTGCACACTTTTCATTTCGCTGAAGCCTGTGATAGTTGTGCCTTTAATACCAAGTTCCTGGAATTCAGCAGCCACATACTTGCCAAGTTTGCGTGTTTTACTGTTAAAAATCCATAATTCCTGAGCACCGATAATGTCTGCTGGATTAATACTAACCAGTTTGAGAGGCTCGTCGCTCTTCTTGTACTTGAGTTTGGCAATGATCTTGTCTTTGCTTACAGCCTTTTTAGCACGAGGCTTCTTATTGACCTTGGCCTCTTGCATCAGCATATTACAGGCACTTTCAATTTCTTGCAAAAATGCAATAAAGGATTTGATCTGTTTCTTGCTACGGTGACTATATCCTTCTTTCAACTGTTCGTCTGCCTGACCACTAGCAAGTTCAAGTAGTTCTGTAAGATTTCGAGAATAGAAATCACGAATGATTCGAGCGTGAGCTGCCTTGGCTTGTTTTGCCTTGAGCAAGTTCAACACTTTAAACGCCTTTGGATCAAATGTTTCAGGGTCAGTTTGAAACGCTTCGATGGCTGTTTCAATTTCTTCAGTCATTCCCAAAGACACTTCACGCAGTCTTTCTTGAATACTAGGAGTATAAACGTCTTTTTTAACTTCAACAACTTCGTCGCTGTCGTCTAGATCGTCTCGACCCTGCTCAATAACTTCGTTGATACGGGTCCGTAACCAAACGGCAGTGTCTCGCCCGTCATTGAAATCTTCACGAACAATCGGCATACCTTTGAGCAAGCAGGCTGCAACTGCCCCCATTGTCATACCGCAACGATTGTCTTTGGTTTTCTTAAACGCAGAAATATCTTCTTTGGTACATCCTTGACGCCCCATCCAGTCTATGACTTTGGGTTTAAGTTCCTTAGCAGAACTTTCCAAACGATACCAGGCCATAGCAGAATGAAAGTGACGCAAGAATTGATTAGTATTCCAGGTTTCGTGTCCTTCCCATTTTGGGCTAAAGTCACGACCTTTCTTTGCACGAACTTCTGCTAAATGTTTTGCGTTAGTAGCCATTTTCACTCCAGTGTGTTAAACAATACTTATATTATAACACCATTTACCGGGATTGTCAACCGTGTTCAAATCTTTTGACCTTTTCCAAATCGCCTTGTTCGTTTTCCAAATAAACAATGCTGGCAATATAGCCCAAATCTAATTGAGTCTGAGCAATTTCAAAAGCCTGCTTGCGGCTGTTAGTTGTTTCAATCAACTCTTCTTGGCCGGCTTCGTCCTCGGCCCATACTTCATAAAGTTCCCAGTTCATTTTGGACAGTGTTCTCCTTTTGGTTAATCGTCCGCTTCATCGTCTTGGACCATCCAGCCCAGACGAAATAGATCCTCTCGGATCTCATCAGTGACTACACCTTCTCCAACATAGGCATCGTATTCCTTTGCACGAGCCTGTTGTTCTAGTGATAGTTTTTGAAACTCTTCTTCAGTTAGTCGCTCGCCGCGGATGCCACTACAGTACCAATCAATGTAGTCGCCCTCTTGCCGCATATCGGCAATGATGCCTCCAGCATAACGCCAACTGCAAGACCAGCGTTGATTTTTTAGGATTGGCATAACATCGTGCTTGATAAAATCTCTGTTGCACATCGAGGCGTAGAGATTTTGAGCATAGACATCGCTTTCTCGAACTTTCTCCAGAATCCATTCGGTGGTCAGAAGATCGTATTCCATATTTTCTATACGGCTTGCAGGCTCTTGAAACTTGGCTTCGTGCTGTTCCGCATAGGAGTCGTACATAGCTAGATAGTCTTCGTTCACAGATTCACCGTTCTCTTTCATTCGTTCTATGTACTGTTCTTTTTGAAAGGTATGGCGTTTAGGGCTTCTTGAAACTTTTGACATCTTCTACTGCTTTCTTTAGAGTTTCTGCATAGTTGACTGCCTGCTGCTCAGTCATAATGATAGTGGCTTCATACTTAACATAGCCTTTGGTCAACAGAGTCCAAATGGTCTGCCAACGATTCAGCTTCCACCATTCTGATTTTTGTGTGGTATAGGTAGTAACAGTAACACGAGCATCATCTGCTTCTACCCAAACATTGTGATCGTGGTCGGCATCTTGACATTCGCAGACAACTTGATAGGTAATTGCATCACCCCAGTCACTGCGTTTTAAGACGCCTTCTGCAGGCGATTGAGGAGTTAAGTCCATAGACTATCTCTAGCTTTGATAAGACGGATCATCATGACTTCGTCTTCTTTTTCGTAGGCTGCTTCAATCTTTTGTAGTAGCTTATGAGCCTTGTCACTGGCCTTGCGGTCTTCTTTGTCCTTAGTATTCAGACTGGCGAACATTTTGCTAGGATACTTGACACGCATGGCTTCGCAGTGAGCAGTCCACCCGCTAGCATCATATGGGTCAGGGCGATTACGATAGGTAACAGTCCACCATAGATATAGTTCTTTGATTTCTTTTGCACGAAGGGCTTGACTAGTAGGCTTACCAAAGTCAGGACTGTCTTTGTCTACACCCCAGTTTTCGTCGCAGGTTAATGTCATGGCCCAATCGAGGTGATCTAATCCGGCTTGTGGGCACCGCCATACACGCCAGCGGAACCAACCACTTGCCCAAAATGGAGGATTGTATTTTGCACGGGCTTCTTTATCTCCCCAGGCAATATGACTCCATGCTTGTTCTATCTCCACAAAATCGACAAGCTCATTAAATAGACAAGGAAGGAAACGATTGCCAACATCTTGCCACTGACCGGGTCTAATGTCTCGAGGGTGTGCAGTAAGACTATGAGTACGACTAACCCAGCGATTATTGATATAGTACTTAACATCGTAAATTTTCCTAACAGGCCAAGTGACAAAGTCTTGGAGGTGACCGAGTGCTTCTTCAGCTAGCCAGTAGCGGAAGTTATGTTTCATTTGGGCACGAGTAGTCCATTCGTCCCATTCTTCGGCTGTACCTGCAGATAGTTTAGCAGTGCCGCGAAGCCAATCTGCAAACGGTGAGCAAGACCAATATTTTGAATGTTGTGCCATAATAGTATATTTTCTCTGTTGAACAACTTAATTATACTATCTTTCTAGAAACCTGTCAATAAGATTCTTTTTTGAATCAAAACTTTCTTTGGTAGCCTGCCAAATTTAGCATAATTGAATACTGCTCGTAGGCTTTTTGTACAGCAGTATTTGACTGCCGATACCAACTTTCTTCTCTTTCTTTTTCCATAAGCATAGAAAACATATCGGCATCGCTATACCCGTGAGCGTGATTGCCAAAGAATCTCTGTTCCATTTCTACTAGAGCTCGAAATCTGCTTTCGGGTATTTGAACGGTGAAGACTTTTTCTGTTTCAAATTTTACAAAATCTCTGTTTATAATATCTGCTCGCAAGGGATCTGTAAAATACTTAGGAGGGTGGTATCTGGCCCTCCTCTTTTGATCATCTACGATTTGTACCTCGTAGTTTTTGCAAAACTGATCAATTTTTTCTTTCATTGAACTAGGCTTTCACTCATTGGAAATATAGCAGCAATAGCTTTGGCACAGGCCAATGCAATTAGTTGATGTTCCTTTTGTGTGCCGTTGCCGCTGCGAAGTTCAATAAAGTGAATCCAGCTACGCAGAGTGCCGTTCATATAAAGTCTGCTTTCAATAAGACCTTCGGGCAATACAGCACGAGCTTGTTCCTTAGCTATACCGTTCTTGATAGCCCACTCGTATTCTCGTTGTGCGGCATAAATGACTCGTTGTTGAGCTCTGTACCATTCATTTTGTAACAGTTGATCTTCGACTTCGACACTGTTCTGTC